TATGTGTTGACTCCTAAAAGAACCATAAATATGAAACCCAAGAAAATGTTGCCAAAAATAAAGTCTCGAGAACCTTTAAAAATTGGAATCATAATTATGATCACCAAGAAAGCTATAACCAAATAATTTTTCTTCAAGTCAAACTTGTCGAATGGAGATGGTGGTTTTGGACCAGGACCTGGCACTGGTGCGGGTGGACCTGGCGCTGGTGGAACAGGAGTTGGTTTAGGTGGAACAGGAGTTGGTTTAGGTGGAACAGGAGTTGGTTTAGGTGGAACTGGAGTTGGTGTGGGCATAGGTGGGACAGGTTTTGGAGCTGGTGCAGGACCTGGTCCTGGGGTTGGTGGTGTTGGAATAGGAGGTTGTGGTGGGGGAACTGGAGTTGGTGGTGTCGGTTGTGGGGGGGTAGGCATTGGAGGAGTTGGAGTCGGTTGTGGTGGTGGTTTTGGAGGTTCAGGTTTGAACACACAATTGACATCGTTTTTTATGTTATCTATGGTTACATCTCTATCTTTGATAATGTTATAGATGACATCGCAGAAGTTGGACGGGCAAGTTGGGTTTTCCACTTCGGTTGTCTGAAGATATGACTGTGGGTTAGCACAAGGCGTGAACCAACAACCATCATTGATAACTTTTCCAACTTTAAGGCTACGATATACCTCATTTTGAGCTCGATTGACACATTTGCAGTCTGGTGTATTGTTGACCGCACAATAATTTTGAACAACAGTGTCTTGCACACCTTTAGATTGTTGGTTAAACCAACCACGGCACAGTTCTCCATCTTTTCCAGTCGATTTTAACCTGGAACATTTAGTCATGTTTTTTCCGGTATCTGGGTCAATAACACACGTGTCTGAAGATTGTTGGCAATAGTTGGCTACAATAGCATTAAAGTCGCCAGTAGTTCCAAATTTTTGTTTGAAACTGTCAATCTGATCCAATGTGTTAATTTTGTTTACGTCAAATATACATTGAAGATTGGGTCCTTTACCATTCCAGGTAACGTGCGACAACGGGTCGCGTTTGTGAGAGTCCACTCCAATAGCACACTCTTCGGAATTTGGTTTGGCACAATGCAACTTGTCGGGGCAAAATGGTAGACAACAATTTTCAGAACCAAAATTCCAATCGTCTTTCAGGTCGGTTTGACCACATGCACGTTTGGTTGTTGTCCAAAAACAAAGACCACATCCACATGGTTGACCTGTATCATATTGTGTTTTAGTCGATTTTTGTACGGTGAATCCGTTTACAGTTGAAGTCATTTATTATCTGGCCATTTAACTCTTCTCTTTCTGGTCAAATTGCAAAAATATAATGGTCTACTGACCATTATACCCAAATGCTAAGTTTTCGCCATGTCAATTTTTTCAAATATTAATGATTGGATTATGGTTCCCGCAAAGGGGATTCAACTCTCTATTATAAAGGTTATAATAGTCTTTAAATCCAAAATTATAAACGGACCCGACATGTATGATATTGAACCAGTACAGATTGATACAATGGCAAAAATGGGTAATGTTATCGGCGCAACCAAACTTATGGCGCAAACCGAGACTATTAATGTTCCTTTGATCACTTTTCCAACGACGCACTTACGCCATTTTTTATCTTGTTTTGCGACCATCTTGATTTTTATTTTATGGTTATTTTTTGACCATAAAATTCAATTTTCTGATTTATTTTCTACTTTGTGGTTTTAAGCTTCAACTTATCCTTGCTTGGTTTATCTGTGAGTGCAACTTGACGTAGACCATTAATAATTTCTTGCGTTGCTAAATCAACATTTTTTACACCGGCGTTCACAAGGATATTTTGAACCTTTTTTTCCTTTTCTTTTTTTGAAACATTTTTCCTAACACTGGTTGCTTCCACCAACAGCGTAACATGTTTATTGTTGTGCTTAAAAATAACCCCATCTTGATTATGATTTTTCAAATAAGAGATGATGCGATTTTTGGTATCTTCTTCACCCTTTTTGCATTCTTTTATTTTGTCTCGATAATACATGAGTTGTTTACATTCGTCTTCTAGAGTCATATTTATTAACTCTTTTATGCCTTTCAAGCATAAAAAGGTATGCCTTTAAATTTTTGGGTCCTTTGGACCCATTAGTAGCCGATGCCCGACGGGCATCGTTTAGCTTTGACCTACGGTCAAGGGCTTATCAAAAGGATTAACCCATTCACTTGAAACGTGCCACATGTGGCACGTTTTACTGTGATAGGTCGACCCGTTCGCGAAGCGAACGGGTTAACTACGTATCTAATTTTAATGCTTTTTAAGAGCATTAAAATTTTATCATATAAACTAATGGTCTGAATCATCCTCCAAATTCAATTGGTCGATGGGAATAAGGTTGTTATCAGCAAATACACTCGATAACAATCCATTTAAAGGATTATGTTCTCCATCGGCGAATAAAGTTCCAATTTTACCAACTAGTCCCATAAATTGAATCATGTTAAAATTGTTGATATCGATATCTTCAACCGCATCAATCAATACAAGAGTTTGAGAATGGTCTTCTGAACCATTAGACAACAACAAATTTCGGGCTTTTTGACATGCCACTTTGACTACAATAGAAATGTCCAAGTTTTGTTTTTGAAAGTCGCTAAACAGATCTTTGGCAATCGCCATTTGTTCTTCTCGAGTCAGATCGGGAGAAAAACGCGCCTTTAAATTTTTAAAAATTTTGTCAATATAAACTTCTTCTGGACCTTTATTTGTGTTGTTCAAAATATTCCAAATGTAGTTCAAATGATCCTTAATAACATCTTGGTCTCCTTCTTCGGCTTCTTGAAATGTTTTTTGAATATTAAAGGCAAATGAACCACCCGCTGCAACATATGAAATATTTGGGTCATTTAAACCATCAAAATTTCCTTCATTCAAAACTTCAGTGTTATTGTCAAAAAAGACCTTAAACCCTTTGATAAGTTTCAAGTATGCTTTAACCTTTGTTTCATCAATTCGATTTACAATGGCGTGATAATCCATAAAATTTTGATTATCTGTTACAGAGGATAAATCATCCATAAAATTTTTAATTGAATCAATCAATTCAGTATCAACTTCGACAGACTCTTCCTCAGAATTCACGGCAGTTGGCTGGTTCTCTGTCTCAGTCAATGCTTCATGATTATTTTCAACCATTTTGTTATCCATTTTATACATTGGATTAATTCTTACAAGATATCTTTTTTGAAATTTTTACGGTGGAATTAAACCAAAACAACCACATCTTGTAAAATAAAATTTTAATGGTTCCTTTGGGTTTAAGGCAAATTGGGTTAAATACACGGTTGATTTAACAATAAATAAACATGCAACAATTGATATTACCGCTCGCACTACTACTAATCGTGGTTCTGTTTTATGTTCTCAGACCCGTTAGGGCAAAAGTCAATATTTTAAGGGATCTAACAACCTTAAAAACTCATACCGTCAACATGCTAAATAAAGTTCTCAAAGTGGACACAACCAAGCTTATTGATTTTCATATACCAGATGTTCATTGTGATGGTATAATTGACCGTATTTTATCACCAGACGAATTGGTCAAGTTGAGCCATGATAATTTAACTTTGTACAATAAACTGATTGCGTGTGGTTACACTCGAACAGTCGGTTTACTTCATGGTTTTGCACTTTGGTCCTCAATGTCCAAAACAAAAGACATGAAAAGTTTTCAATACTTTGTGGATTGTATTAACCATATTGAATGGAAAGATCCAACATTATTCATAGACTTTCATTCAATCAAATCCAAAATTGGAAAATGCGTCGTTTAAATTTTGATTATTTTTATGCTTATAAAAAGCATAAAAACAAAAAATGTTAGTAAGGCAGGTTCTTTCCACCTACCACCTAGTAAACAATTTTGTATTTGAAACCTCCATCGTTGATCTCTGTTTTTGAATTTGTCCATCCAGTTAGTTCTTTGATTTGGTACCACAAGTCCTTCTTAGGAGCATTAGTCTTGTTAGAGAGTCGCGTCATTAAGTCTTTTCTTTGTAGAACCAACATTTCACTATCCTCTTGTTCTTTTAGGGACAGAAGAATATCTTCAAAAGCTTCTCTCACAGAGTCGGACTCCTCTTCTTCCAAATCTATAGTTTCTGTGTGTTCCCCTATTTGAACAGTAAAACGTTTATAATCTAGGCGCGGTGGCGGTTCATCCTCTTCTTCCAAACTGGCGTCCATTCGAGTTCTAATAAAATTGTTGATATAGTCAACGCTAGCGTCATAGTTGTTTACGATAAAGGTCAATATATCCTTTAAATCAAAAAATTTTATACCTACCACTAGTTCAGCATTATCCTTGTGTTTGAAGTCGGCTAAGAGTTTTTGAATGTGATAATCAACATCTTTGCTATTGTAGCATCTCATAGCCCAACAATAGTAGTAGGCGTCTTCAACTGGTCGACCAGTATTATATGGTCCAATACGACTACTTAAACGAATTGTTGAACCAGGCTTAAAGATACGTTCCCGAGAGTAAAATTTAGTTGTGGCTATATAAATCCATTCTGCCTTATTTTCTTTAATGGTTATTCTCTTCATAAATTTATTGATTCTAATAGCCTTGCGTTCGGCCTTAACTCTAGCTTCTTTTTCTTGTTCTAATTCTGTATCTTTTATGGCTAATTGTTCCATTGCTAATGAAAGTTGAGATTCAACTTGATATGAACCATATTTTCTTATACTTGGAAGTATGATTTTACATACTAAACGTTTAAATTCTTTAGCAAAAGGTGCTTGAGAAGACAATATTAAAGAATAAAGTCCTGTTTCTGAAATAAAAATGTTTTGACCTTCACGAAAAGAAAAGTTTTCTTTACCCAAAGTATGGTTACTTGTAACCATA